TGTTCTGGTGCTGCTTCTGATAGGGCTGTTAGGGCTTCCGCAAACTGCGCTTGCGTCAGAGGCTCATCCGTTTGGGGTGGTGTGTAGGTAGGGAGGGTGGTTTCTGGTGCGTTAGAAACGCTTACAGGAGGCAATACGGGGATTGTCGTGGCAGGGATACTGCTGCTTGTAGTCTGTGGGTATGTGGTCAGCGTTGTTTCTGGTAGGGGTTCTTGCGTGGTTGTTGTGGCTGGTATTGAAGTGGTTGCCACGACTTCTGCAACTGGTTGAGGAATCGGTAGGGGAATAGATGTTGTCGTTGTTGAAGTTGTTGTGGTTGTTGTGGATGGCAGCGTGCTTGTTGTCGTTGTCGTGCTTGTCAGTGTTGTTGTGGGCAGATCTAAAAGGGTCGTGGTACTGGAAACATAAAGGGTTGTAGATGAGGTTGTTTGGGGCGTTGTTGTTGTTGTTTGTGGTGCTGCCGTTGTGGTTGGCAGGAAAGTAGTCGTTGTTGAAGTAGTCGTTGTTGAAATTGTTGTTGTTTCAAGCGTGGAAGTTGTCTCAGGTGTCAAAGGTTCACTAGTAAAAAAATCTGGTTGAACAATCTCCCAACCTGTGTCATCAATGTTCCATGCCAGCATGAAGCAAGTGCCACCACCGTTCTCGTAAAACCATGCATCAAGTGGTTGTGTGCCTGCCTCAAGTTGTAGTTCGCCAGACATAGTTGCACTGCATCCCTGATCTTGCCAAACACCAAACTCCTCTAAACCGATCTTGACCGTGCCACCATCATCAGAGGCAATAAAGAACTCAATCGTTTCATGTTCAGGTATCTGAAGGAAGCCCGTGTAATGCAGCATGAAAGAATCCCACCCACAATCACCAAACAAGTTCTGCTCATAATCCCAAGTCGCATTAATAAACGGTTCAACAGAAGTACCGCACAAAGGGTAAGCAACATCAGATTTCGTTGGTGGTATCTCATCTATCTGATAGCCACGAACCAGCAACCCTGTTTGTGTGGCGTGCGCAGGTTGTGGTGCGAACAGTGCGAATAACGCAACAGGTAGAAAAACTAGCCAGCGTGAACGCACATCAGGCTTCAGGCGACCATTCGGTAGCCGTGTTACCTTCAGCAACCCACGCATCATAAGCGGCTTTGTTTGGGTTGTCGTCAGTTAAAGGAAACGAACGAACACCACCGTCTGCTAATGGTTGCATGATGTGCCGTTGGGTATCGCCGTTAATTGTTTGAATATCAAAATAGTAGAACATTACAACTCCGCACTTACACCTAGATAACTTGACGAACCATCATGGATAATGTAATAAGTCCTAAACGCCGTCAATCCTGCTGTCGTGGCTGCAATAGATACCATATTTTCACTACTCGTTGTTCCATCTAGAGCGAAAGTAAAGAATCCAGCAGCAGCATTTACCAAATCAAATGCTCGCAAAGTAGCAGCGTCAATGGCTGTTGGTGGAACTCTCATGCTTACTGGAAGTGGAACAACTCCGTAGAGGTTGGTTGAAGTTTGTGCTGTTAATTGACCAAAGTTTCTTGATCCTGTTCTGCGCTGATAGTACCGTTGGCATTTGGCAAGCGTTGTGCCGATGTCCTCAACCTCAAATGGTGTAGCAACAGAACCAGCCTCCATTTGCACACCCCAAATGTCAAAAGTATTTGCCTGATTTCCTAACGAGCCTGTTCTCGCATTGAAATCACTACCAGCCGAATACCATGCTGTCAAAGTCAGGCATGAATCCCCATTTGTCCCAATAGTTTTTCCACTAATTGATGGCACAGCAACACTCACCGAATACCTTGCCCATGAAGTAGAAAGAGTTACCTGTCCTACATAGGTATTAACTCCACTAGATGGGCTGCCACCCGAACCAAACACTTGTGATACTTCAACCGCTATCTTTGGTGTACCAGTATTGGCTTTAGCCCAAAAAGAAATGACTGCTGTTTGACCAGCAAGAGTTCGCACATTCTCAATTTTTTGTTGCAATCCAACATAATCACCAGCACCAGAGTTAGCAGGAACAACAGTTCTATGAAAAAATTGTGACTCGTAACCAGCGACAGGTGCAGCACCCAAAGTGAAAGATTGTTGTGACACTGTTACCGCAAGAGTACTAACCATAAAACTAACGAAACGGTCAGTAGTATAACCACCAAATCCCATTGACGAAAATGATGTTCCACGCTGCCAAATATCAAACGCACCGTTGATGATTTTGTTTCGGTTTGATGTTGAGATTTCACCAATGTTTGAACCCAACACATTCTGCCAAGCAGAACCCGTATAAAACCACAAAGTGTTTGTGTCGGTTGTGTAAGCGAACATTCCCTCAGCCAATGTTGGTTCACCTGCACCACCGAAGGCTGCATCACGGGTTGTCGTGGATGTGAATCGCATAATGGATTGATCCATTAGGAAAGTATTGACCTGATCTGCAGTGAGAACACTGCCACTGGTAAAGAGTTTTGCGCCTGCGCCTGCCATAATGCCTCCTAGTGTAACACTCAGGTCAGAGCGTTAGTTGAATCCATGACCCCATACAGGCTGTCATCCAAAATAAAAGCGTACACCAAATCCGCTACCGCTAAACCATATTCCACCGTATGCGAACTAGGCGAAATCACATGACGAATATTCTCAATACTGTAATCCTTAGTCACAGTCGCTGGTGTTCCTGTTGGATAGGTGCGTGTAATACGAACCACATCAGCAATATCAACAGCAGTCAAAGTCTGCTGGTTGCCAGAACTTAGTGGATTGTAAATCGTTTGAATACGATCAAACCTATATTCAGGTTCTTTGTATCTGTCCAACAAATCGGTTGCCAAAGTTAATGCTGCAGCATCATCCACCAACAGCAACCCCGAAAGGCTAAGTGTAGAAATCCCGTATTCGGTTTGTGACGCAACATCATTAGCGATCTGATCTGTGCCACCCTCAACCTGACACACCACCTTGTTATATAGGAACTCTTGACCATACATAACTGACAGGCTGGTGTACGGGATATTGCTTCCAGCGTCAGAGAAGTATGCGCTAGGTGCAGTGAACGAGGCTGCAATACGGTCAGTGAAAGTTAGATCACCATCTGCAGCGACAAAGAAATAGCCTTGCTCACTAGTAGCAACGGATTGCAGATAGGTCAGAACATTGCTGTTGGCATCTATTGCGAATGTTGCACCACCACCTAAAGTTGCTGCGCCAGTATCAATGTCACGGGTCGCAGGATAATTCACTTCAGGCAAATCAAGAATGGATGCAACCCGTGTACCAGACAACTCCTGTGAAGGCGTAATAGCGTTCTCTGTGAAAGTATTTGCCAACAACACGAAATCATCTGCAGCCGTGATCGTCACATAACTATTCTCACTAGTCGCATTAGGGCTATTCGGCTCATACGACACATCAATATCAGTAATACGCCCTGTGAAAAGTTGAACACCGTCAGAGAAAATTGTTACCTTTCGGCGTGGTGTCACACCTGATTTCCCTGTTGAAACATCCCAATAAGGTGAACTCTCATTGATCGGGTCAAACCTACGATCACGATTCAACAAACGAACAGTGCAAGTTCCAGCGTTAAAGTTTTGCAACTGATCAGAACGACCTCTGCTAATGCTTATCTCTTGACAGAACTGTGAAACATCATCACCGACCAATGTGCCACCGAAAATGTCCTCATCTAAAACGCCATCCTCTGCAGAGTCCAGCGTGAAAATATTGACTGGGAAACCCAATTCCATGAGAACAGTGATTTCCTCACCCCATGCCATAGGTGTCATATCATGCGACCTTCAGTGGCAACGCACCATTCCTGCGCTGATACCTAGTAAGCACATCAACGATCTCATCACCAAGTTTCGCTGGATCAGTACCCATACCAGCATTGATTGTCACATTCACTGTCATACCTGACTGCAAACGATCCAAAGGAATCACTGCTTCTGCACCAGCCTCACCTATAAGCGCACGGGTTGGCTGCGTAACGATTCCACCTGTAGCGAACGGAGTGAATCCTCTACGCAAAGAAAGTTCATCAGCCTGCTCTTGAGTGAGAACTCCACGAGAAAAAGCAGACCGTTCTGCAACACCACCGACACCAACGGATGCAGCGATAGCAGCAAGAGGAGAACCATATTTTGCCTCTGCTGCAGCACCACCAGCACCACCAACTCTCGCCAAGCGTGCTTTCTCCTCAGCCTCACGCAAACGATCCGTTGCTTCGGTTTGTCGTTCAATCGCATCCGTGACAGCATCAGTAGCATCAAGTTGCGTTTTCTTTGCATCATTGAGTTTGTCTAATGCTTCTGTGTATGCGTCACTGCCTTCCTTTGCACCGTTAATAGCCTCATCCAAAAGTTGTTCTGCCTCAGCAAGTGAATCTGTTGCCTCAACCTGTGCCTCTGTTGCATCCTTAACAGCAAGTTTTGCTTCAGCCAAATTGATTTCAGCCTCACGAATAGCCTGCGCAGACGATTCAGGATCAAGACGAACATCAGCCAAATCTTTCTCAGCCTTAGTTACAGCAAACAAAGACTGTTCAACATCATAACCAGCACGCTCAACAGCACCCTGTGCTTTGCGCAAAGCCAACTGGCGATCCTTAGCCTGCTTACTGTTCTCACCATAACCAGCAACAACCTGATTGAAATATGCTTGTGCATCAGTGAGTTTGGTGGTTGCCTCAGCCAAACTGGTACGAGACTTCATCAACGATTTGTCAGCATCACGGGCAGACTTCTGAGCAGAACTCATTCCCTTCAACGCATCAATATATTTTTCCAGTTTTTCTTTCGCAGTCTCAACCGCTTTTGCTGCACCACCAGCACCACCGCCACCACCAATATCTTTAAACGCTTTAACAACCTTCTGAACTCCACCTTCTTTTTCTGCCATAGCACCAGCAACCTCTGCAACACTGCCGATTTGTTTGCGTGCGCCAGAAGCAGCCTTGCCTATACGCCCAAACTCAACTTCCCCAATATGACCCAATTCCTCTAGCCCTGCACCAAAGAAATTGGCAGCCTTGATCAGCAAGTTGATTCCGTCAATGATTCTGTTAATAACAAAAATCCAAGTATTCAACCAGTTCTCAATCAAACCAATAATGAAATTGATTACAGAGTTCACGACCTTTCGGACAACCTCAAACTTCACATATAAAGCGATTAGCCCAACCACTACAGCAGCAATGCCTGCTGCTATCAAACCAATACCAGTAGCGTTTAATGCGATACCAAATGCTGCAGTGGCGATAGTTGCAGCAGTCTGGGCGATAGTGAATGCAACAGTTGCAGCCTTCAACATCAGGAACGCTGTTGCAATACCCAAAATAATGTTGCCAGTCTTGCCCATGTTGGTAGTCAAATTAAGGAAATCACCAGCCAACATTCCGATTGCAGCACCAACACCCTTTTCACCAAGAACATCAGCGAGGTTGGTTAGATATGGAACGACCTTTTGAGTAATAAAGTTTGCAAAGCGTTCAATGTATGGGATCAGGATTGCACCAAACTCCTCAGCCACATTCCCCATAGCGACACGCATACGGTCAAAACCTGTGGCAGTTGCAGCAGCCGTACCACCAACCTGTGATTCAATCTCAGCAAGAATAAGTTTCTGCGCACCTAAAACATCTCCTGAAGCAACCAGTGTTTTGATCTGTTCCTTCTGCTGCTCAGTGAAGTTAATACCAGCCCTACGCAAAGCAGTAATACCCTTCACAGGATCACTCAACGCTTTACCAAGTTGCATTGCTGCAGCATCAGCAGAACCAAACACATTGCCCAAATCCTGTGCCGTGATAACAGCACGATCAAAGATGTTGTTGTTCTCACCAACCTGATTCTGTACCTGCTTAAAAGTGAGCAACAGGTTTGCTGACTTTTGAATTAACTCATCATCCACACCAATTTGAAGTGCAAGTTTTTCTGACAAATTAGAAACCTGTGTTGCTGTAACACCTGCAGCACCACCAGTAGCCTTGATGATCGCTGTGGTTTGAGCCATCACCTTCTGTGATTCATACGCTGCAGAAGCCAACTTGAAACCGATAGCACCTGCAGCAACACCAACTGCTGCACCAATCTTGGCAAGATTCTTTACACCATTTGAAGCAGCACGATCCAAAGTCTTTAAGGAATATGCAGCCTTGTTGCCTGCGCCCTCAATCTTTTGGAAGTCCTTAATAGCCTTGTTAATGCCTTTGCTGTCAAAGGTACTGACTATATTTACGCCAACTGCCATAGGGTTATCCGTTCAATCGCTTCTGCACTTCACCATCAATTCTACGAATTGAATCCTCAATGGCTTTCTCAATGAGTGGCAAATGTTTTTTGGTTGCAGGATACATTACACGGGAACGGGTGCGACCTTGCCGTGACTTAGTGGTTAAATGTTTATCCAAGTTTGAAATGAACTTAGAACCAGCAGAAGCCATAGATCCCTGACCACCAGCCGTAACAGAACCAGCAGAATCATAAACCTGTGCGCCACCATCCATCTGTTGCAAACGGATCAAACCATATTTCTGCTGCCCTGTTGGGCGTTTGCTAACAACTGCAACTTTCACTTTGCTCTTTGCAGCAGATCCAGAGTAAGGAGGCATACGGGCTTTGCCTCTACGATCACCAGAACTATGCCAGTTTGCCAATGGCTCATCAGGAAACTCACGACCAACAGCATTAGCAGCAGGTTGAGCAGACTGAATTAAATCCTTCTTAATGCGCTTAAAGGTTTCAACCTCATACTTGCGCAACTCTGCAAGCGTTTCACGCACACCATATACATCCACTTTGATCATGTGCAGATGTTACTACCGTCTGCGATTAGCCCGTTCAGCCTTCTTGGAAAGATAATCCAACATGGCTTGAATCATCACATCACCTTCAGCCAACAACAATGATGGGGCAATGCCAGTTTCGCAGGTTAGATAGGCAACGATCCAGTGTGCGGAATCGTCACCTAGTCGGCTTTTGGGGCTTCAATTTCCTCACGGATTTCAACAGTCGTGACAGTGTTAATCCAGTCAGGATCAAACTTCAAACTGGTTTTGCGTGTGCGTGTCTCACTATGCCACGCCAACCATGCAAGATCCGTTAAGCGAATCTCTGTTTCAAAGCGTGCAACACTGCGCTGCCATGTGCGTTCAAACGCTACGAAGTCAGCAAACACAGCATCAACATCAGACTTTGTGCCGTCATTGAACTCAACCATTAAAGCAATTTTCATTGCAGTCTCCTTCTAATTGTTTTGATTTATTTATGCAACTGTCTTGACCAGCGTTCCACCAGTGAATGTCAATGAAGTCATTGAGAGTTCACCAACACCACCAGAGATTGGTGTGTGACTGGCGAGATATGCGCCAGTGATTGTGTAGGTGGGATTCGTTGCTGAAGGTGAACCAGCAGACTTGATTGGCTCAAAAGTAATCGTGGTCTGTGTTCCGACCAATGGGAAAATTGTTGCTTCAACATTTGCTGCAGCGAAGTCCTGCATCAATTCAACAGTGCAAGTGTTGTTCTGCAAGCCACCAACGAATGAACGGTTGCCTCCGAACGCAGTCACTTCAACTGACTCCACTTCATAATTCACTTCAACAGAGTTTGATCTATCTGACAACTCTGTGCCATTGATAGTAATTCCAACATCTTTGAGAACGATTTGAGCCATGATTATTTATCCTGTTCGCTTGTTACTGACTTTGAAACTTTTGCACTGACTTCAGCGAGATGTCCTGCTTCAACCAATGCCTCAATGTTACACCCAACAAGAGCATCACTGTCCACTGTCTTTCCCTTTTCGCCAAGCGCAAACCTATCGCTCAAAACTTTGTAAGTTGTCATGTGATGTTTCCTATCCGTGAACTTCCACTTGCATTTGAATAACTAAAAACTGTGCGCCACCAGCATCAAGACTGGTTATGTCTGCACCTGAGCGTACTATGAGAGTTGAACACACGCCACCAAGTGTCGGATCACCCTCTATCGCTGCACGCACGCTCTTAGCACCAGAATACGAAAGGTAATCATCTAACTGTGCGTGCGCTGTGCGATCAAGATAACGACCAACAACCACATACACAGTCCAGTTCATGACCACATCACCACCGCTATAGGCTCTGTGGTAATCAATGCTGTTAATTTGTGGGTATCCGAAAGGTGGGTTCTCCTGCTCAGGCTGATAGTTGAAAGTGCGCAGCCCTGAGATTGTTGCCAGTCTTGCCTTCAGTCCATCAGCAACTTGCGAAACAGTTGCTGGCATCAGATAGCCCCAAACACCACATACTGATTCAGCAGGTCACGAACATCAGGATCAACAGCCCGAACCTGCAACGCCATATCAGCGAAACCAACAACACCAAGCGCAGCGTTTAATCTGGCGAACTGGCGCATAGCGAGAAGCACACAAGCCTGAGACACATCAGAAGGCACAGCGTTCCAACCCCATTGTGCTGTGACCTGAACCGTTGGGAATGATGGTGTCACATATAGAGGGAAGGTTGCACCACCAACCATACGGGCATGAACATAAGGGTAGCCACGAAGCGCAGCGTCAGTAGGTTCAAGAATGTAATCAACGCCCTGTGTCAGCGTGGTCGCATAAGTGCCATTTGCTTCTGTGTCAATCTTGATCGTGACAGTGCTGGTTGCCAAGTCCTGTGGCATACGCAACAAGTATTCATTGATTGGGTAAATGTTGATTGATGTTGATGTGGACTTGTAAAAGAACCTGCCACAGTAACCATCAATTCTGCGTGATGCAGATTCAATAGCCTTCTCAAGAAGCCCATCATCCGCATTGTCTGTGAGCCTGAGCGCAGACTTCACATCCTGCAGCGAACAGTAACCATTCACGATTGCCATTGATTATGCCTTGCGCTTAGGTGCAGCCTTGCGTGTAGCACGCTCTGCTACAGGTTCAATGCTTGCAGTTTCAATCTCTGGTGTCTTGACCGAATGACCTAATGCACGCAATGCTTCATCACAGGCTTTCACACGATCCTTCAGACCTCTGCGCTCATAACCAGAACGCTCAACAAGTAAGGCTTCAATATGTTTGTTCATGTCGCAAATCATACACCTGAAAATAGAAAGACCGCCAACACCGTTCAAGATGCTGGCGGTCTTTCGGTTCTAATCCGAAATGTAGTTATCGGCTTTAGAAGGTTGGAGTTACCAATCCAGTTCCACCAACAAGGGCGAAAGCGTTTGGATAACGGTTCGCAGTAAATGCGCTGTATCCGTACACGATCATCTGAACATCAAGTTCAGCACCCTTTGGTTGCTCAAAGCGCAACATCATTGGTGAACCATCACCCTGTTCCCACAGGTGTGCTTCTTGGGTGTTACCAATAATGATGACATCCTCGTTCGTTCCAGCACCGTTGGTTGTGATCACATTGGCATCAGTGATTACTGGCAAGCCTGCAATCGTGTAGCCAGAGTTGCCATAAACAACTGAACCTTGACCAACTGAAACAGCGTTGAACGCACCGTTACCTACTGGCACTGCCAATGGGCGGTTGGTGGTGTCAAGTGCTGAAAGAATCCAAGCCAAACGGCGTGGGTGCATCAAGATGAAGTTTGGTCCACCAAAGTAGTTGGTCTGAATACGCTGTACAGCATCCAAAAGTTTTGGATACAACTCAGCAACAGATGGTGAAGCATCAGTGTAGGTGACAACCTGCGAGATCACATTGGTTAGTGATGTTGCGCTGGTGGTCACAAACAATGAATCAAGGTTGGTGTTGTATGCAGAAACGAGATCTGCCATCACCAATGAATCAATGCCTGTGCCACGCTCAAGAGCCTGACGGCTGACATTCTGCTGACCAGCAACAGTGACTACCGAAACATCAAGTTTCGTATCATCCATGTTGGTTTCCTGAACTGCTGCACCTTCAGTTTGTACTGCGGTTGCAGAGCCAGTTGTTACCTTGCTGATGCTGATGGTCAAACCAGATTCAGGAAGTTGATGCTTACGGGCAACATCCAAGAACGGGCGACCTGCACGGGCGAAAGGTGCAGCCAAGTCAGTGAGGAATTGTGGAACAACCAAACCAGCAAAGTTTGCGCTGGTTACATCACGGCGTTCAATCTTTTCCTCTTGCATATGGCGTGCAAGACGCTCTTTGGCAGCGAAGTCGTTGTTGAACTGTGCAGCATATGCGTCAGCAACAAACGAAACTTCAGCCTTTGGACTGTAGGTGCGTGCTTCTGACTTAACTACTGCTGGTGCAACTGCTGCATCAAACTTCTTTTCCTTGCGGAGTTCTGCAGCCTCAGCCGAACGCTTTTCAAGTTCGCTGTGGGTTGCAATCTGCTCATCCAATGAACGAACCTCATCAAGTGCTGCAACAATTTCTGCATCCTGTTCTGGGGTGAGTTCACGGGCTTCTGCTTGTGCTGCTGCAACAATGGCATCTGCCTTTGCAAGCGCAGCATCACGCTTTTCAATAAGTGACTTACTAAATGACATAATGACCTCCAAGATCATCTGATTTGAATGTGTGTTTTCCTTTCAGTGTTAGGAGGTCAGTGACTAATT